AAGTTTTATTGGGATGGTGGAGAAGGTGGTTTTGTATGCGATTTCTATAGGTTTAGTAGTCAGCAAGAAACTTGGGAATTCGACAGAACAACAGCAGAGACAATAGGCGACCCAACAGAAAACCCAACGTTAAAAAAGTTTGACTTGGACAGCATAGACCAAATGCGCATGAATATATTAAAACATACGGACGACGAACCATTTGAAATAAATATGCAGAGTTTCGCTCCTTATGGGTTAAGTCTTGGAAAATCGAACGGAGAATGGAGAAAGAAAAAAAGCCAAGAGGGTCTAGGAATTAAGACTTATCAAAGTGATTTATTTAATAATTGGATATCTACTGAATGGATAGACGGAACAAACGGAATAAATGAAGTAACAGCAGTAAGCACAAGCGGAGACAGCTTCACAATAGACTCTTTAAACTTAGCTCAAAAAGTATATAATATGCTTAACAGAATCGCAATAAGTGGCGGAACTTACGATGATTGGTTAGATGCAGTGTACACACACGACAGAGCAAAGAGCGTAGAATCGCCAGTTTATGCAGGGAGTTTAATTAAAGAACTTGCATTCGAAGAAGTAATATCAACAGCACAAACAAACGGGGATGTACCAACACCACTAGGTCAACTAGCAGGTAGGGGAAGACTTACTCAAAAGAACAAAGGAGGTAAGATAAAAATAAAGGTAAATGAACCGAGTTACATAATGGGAATAGTATCGTTAACGCCAAGAATTGATTACTCACAAGGTAATAAATGGGATGTTAATTTAAGGACTTTAGACGACTTACATAAACCGGCATTAGACGAAATTGGTTATCAAGACCTAATTACAGACCAAATGGCATGGTTTGATACAGTGGCAGGAGAGAATCCTATATATAGAAGTGCAGGAAAGCAACCGGCTTGGATAAATTATATGACTAACGTCAACCAAGTAAGAGGAAATTTCGCTATAAGAGAAAAGGAAATGTTTATGACTTTGAATAGACGATATGAACAGAATAAAAACGGTATAGTAGATTTAACCACATACATTGACCCGGCAAAGTTCAATAATATATTCGCAGAAACAAATCCTGATGCTCAAAATTTCTGGGTACAAATAAGCAACAAAATAACGGCTAGACGTAAAATGTCAGCAAAAGTAATACCAAACCTATAAGAAGATGTATAAAAGACCACATTATCACACAACAGATTTGAGCCGAAAGGAAATAATAGAGGGCGAAACAATCGAAATGAAAATAGAAAGAATTGTAAATAACAAAGAGACAATTAAAGACGGTGCTCCAACGATATTTACAGAGAGAAAAGACGGAGTAATCAGTGCGTATAATATTAGGACTGATAGGTGGGAAATTGCAACAGATGCAATGACTTTAGTTGAGAAAAGTATCACAGCTAAAAGAGAGAATAAAGGTAAAGTAGTTAATCTAAAAAAAGACGGGGAACCCGAGCCAATACAAGGAACTAAGGGGGGAAAACAGGAACCTAAAGGCGAGTAAATAAAAGGGGGTGTAAAAACCCCTTTTTTTTGACTAAAGTTTTTTAGTACGCATGTATTCTTATATATCAAGAGTAAAGAAAACGCTTATTTAAAAAAAAGCGCGAAAAACAAAACAATTATTAATATAAAAAACATTAAATATGAATCCATTAATTACAGCAGGAGCTAGCGGAATACTAGGAATGATTACAGGAGACAGAAGAGAAAATAGACAGTACCATAACAATAAAAAACTTATGGGGATACAAATGGAAAATCAAAAGAAACTAAATGAACAAGCGCAACAATTACAGATGCGAACTTGGGAGCAAACAAATTATCCGGCTCAAATGAAAATGTTAAAAGAGGCAGGACTAAATCCGGGGCTATTATACGGAAAAGGTGGTCAAGGTGGTACTACTGGAAGTGTAGGTGGAGGAACTGCAAGCAGTGGAAGTGTACAACAAGGTAAAGGAATGGACATAGGAACAGCAGTACAAGTGGGACTTATGAATGCACAAAAAGAAAAGATTGAAGCTGAAACGGACAATATTAAAGCACAAAAAGAAACTGAAACACAAAGAGGAGGTTTAGTAATGCAACAAGCAATTAAAACAGCAGAAGAAATAGTTAACATAAACAGATTAAATGAAATCGGAGAAAACACTAAACAAGATGAAATAAAATATAAACAACAAAAAGCAATTAAAGAAGCTCTTGAAAATGACCTACTAAAACAAAAGGTTACAAAAACAGAAGAAGAAATAAATCAAATAGTAAACAGTATTTATAGGGATTGGGTAAATACAGGAATAAAAGGAGTACAAGCAGGAGCAGGGTTGTTAATAGGTGGTAAAAGCTTGGAGACGGTTGGAGAATTATTGAAAAAATTAAAAAAAGCAAGAAAAAACAAAAATTATTAAATGTGTTTATATCCAAAATTAATTAAGAATAGAAAATACTTGGCAAACAAAAAAAATGGGGGGAATGTTCCCCCCATTAATGATAAAAGAGTTTTGTACGTACCGGTAGGATGTGGTAAGTGTATGGAATGTAAAAAACAAAAAGCAAGAAATTGGTCAGTAAGACTACAAGAAGAAATACGACACAATAAAAAACAATGTTATTTTGTTACCTTAACATATAATGAAAAAGAATTGCAAAAATTAGAAAATGAAACCGAACTTAAAGGGTACGACAGAGACAATGAAGTAACAAGAATCAGTATCAGAAGATTTCTTGAAAGGTGGAGAAAGAAATACAAAAAGAGTGTTAAACATTGGTTTGTTACAGAAATTGGAGGTAATTATACAGAAAGAATTCATGTACATGGGTTAATATGGACAGATAAAAAAGAAGAAATTGAAAATATTTGGAAGTATGGTAAAATATGGATTGGTGAATATGTAAACAGTAAAACTATAAATTATATTGTAAAATACATAAATAAAGTTGATAACAAACATAAATATTACAATAGTAAAATTTACACATCGGCAGGCATAGGAAAAGGATATACAGAAAGAACAGATATTAAAAACAATAAATATAAACCAAATGAAACAAACGAGTATTACACAACAAGACAAGGTATAAAACTACCTCTTCCTATATATTACAGGAATAAAATATACACAGAAGAAGAAAGAGAAAAGCTTTGGATAGAAAAACTAGACAAAGAAAAAAGATATGTAAACGGTGTAGAAGTAGACATATCAAAAGGAGATGAAAAATACTACAAATTACTAAAGATTGCGCAGTTGAAAAATGAACGTTTAGGGTATGGAAACAATAAAATTAACTGGGATTTGAAACGATACGAAAACGAAAGAAGAAACTTAAAAAAATTAGAAAGAGTAAAGAAACTTAATGACAAAAATAAAAATTCGTGACAAAAATAAAATATAATTTTTAAACGGCTGAAAAAGCCTTATTAAAAACTTATATTTTTTGGCGTAGTCAAAAATTTTTACTTTCTACGTGCTACGTGAAAACATAAAAAAAAAAAAGAAAAAAATAAAAATTAAAAAAAAAAAATATATATTTGCTTAAAGTATAAAAAATGCGAGCGTAAGCTAGTGGTTATCTTGTAACACGAAAAAAGAATCTGAAACAAGTCAGTAAAGCTCTTTGACATATTGAAATTAAACAAAATCAAAATCAAAAAATATGAAAATAATCTTAGACAGATATCATGAATCTAAAGGAACTACTTATGGAATCCTTAGTGTTATGGATGGCGATATCATTAAAACAAGCGTACAAACTGTTGAGAATACAGAAAGAAAAATCAAAAAAGGAAGTTATCATACTTATTACGGTTATAGTCCTAAATTTGGTCGTAAGCTTTATAGTGTTAATGTACCTGAGCGAACAGGCATAAGAATCCACCCGGCAAATAAAGGAGAAGAATTAAAAGGTTGCATAGCACCTGTAAAATATATAGATAATAACGTAGGCGTGAAATCTAGGGACGCTTTACGATTATTCGAAAAATACCTAGATGATAATATTTATAAATTTATAATAAATGAAAAATTTAGTTAAAAAAGCAGTAGAAAGTATTTTTAAAATGTTATTCAAATACATTATAAAATACTTAGAAGAAGTATTCAATGAAGACTTAAACAATGATGGAAAAATCGGAGACGTTAACAACAACGAAAAAAAGGCACAACTGGAACAGTAGAAATGAATGTATAATTTGCGGAGTAAAGCGGATAAAATCTAAACATCCAAACAACGAAAAATGGACGTACTACGAATACGTTGACACAGAAACAGGGGAAATAAAAAGAAGTATTATCTGTTTTACAAAACAATTAAAAATGAAATTATGAACGAAAACAAAGAATTAATTCAAAGGGAAGAAATTGAAAATAGTCCTTTCTCAATTATAACAACAGAAAATGAAAGTTTTGGAGTAATGGGAAAATATAGAATAACAGAACCCATGAATTCAAAAGAGGAAGTAAAAAAAGAACTTGAAAATATAACTTGGAACAGAATTACACAGGTTATTTTACTTATTAATGAATTACAAAAAGAAAATAAATGAAAACAACAATTGGAGGAGACAGACTAGGTAGCGGAAATAAACAGGAAGTTAGTGCTAAAAATTACAGTAGAAGTACACACGACCTCAGTTACCTATGGAGAAGTAGTATGTCAGCAGGAACGTTAGTTCCTTTTATGACAGAAGTCGGACTACCTGGTGATAGTTTTGACATAGATTTGAATGTAGATGTAATGACTTTACCAACAATAGGACCATTATTTGGAAGTTATAAAGTACAACTAGACGTGTTCACTTGTCCAATAAGGTTATACAATGGTAAATTACATATGAATATGTTGGGTATTGGTATGGAAATGAACCAAATCTATTTACCACAAGTGAGGATGAAAGCGGACTGGGACGAAAACAGTAAAGACGATAATCAGCAAATAAATCCCTCAAGTATATGGTCGTATCTAAATATAAGAGGTTTAGGAAGAAAAAGCAGTCAACAAAGTGGGGAAGTACAAAGATTATTTAACGCAGTACCATATTTGTCATACTGGGATATCTATAAAAATTACTATGCAAACAAACAGGAAGAAGTAGGAGTAGTTATATCAACGGATAACATAGATGGAGAAGTCAACGTAGTAGCAGTATATGTGCAGTTAGAATTCGGGAGGTTAAATATATTCCAACAAAACAGAACATTCGATACATTCGACTATCAACGCTTGATTATAGTGGTTGAACCTCAATTATTCGGGGCAGATATAGACATTAACAATACATTTGTAAGAGTTAACGGAACTGAAACGGCAATAGCAGATTTGTTCACTGAATTTTATTGGGATGGTGGAGAAGGTGGTTTTGTATGCGATTTCTATAGGTTTAGTAGTCAGCAAGAAACTTGGGAATTCGACAGAACAACAGCAGAGACAATAGGCGACCCAACAGAAAACCCAACG